AAGCATTACAAACTGAAGCTTCAACATATAAAGAAAAGATTGTTGAAGAAGTGTCCAATTATCTTGAATTGTATTTAGATAAAATTGTTCCTACTAAACAAATTAACGAAGCTGTAGAAAATATACAAGCTCGTAGAATTATTGATCAAATAAGACAATTAGTGTCCATAGATGAACAATTTATAAATAGCGAGATTAAAGAAGCTTTAATTGATGGGAAGGAGACGATTTCGTCACTTCAGAAAGAACTAAATGAAGCAGTAAACAGAAACAGTTCACTAAACGAGCGTTTAGTTGAAGTTGAATCTGCTTTACTACTTGAGAACAAAACAAAAACCTTAGATGAAAGCACTAAACGTTATGTTAAGCGCTTACTAAAAGGTAAGACGGTAGACTATATCAAAGAAAATTACCAGTACGTAGTTGAGATGTTCGAGAAGGAATCCCGTATGCAGGAAGAACTTCATAAGGATGAAGTAGTTCAGAAACGTTTAGTTGAATCTGTTGTTGACAGACCTGAACTTGAATATTCCAGCATTAATGAAAGTATAGTCACTTCACAACCACTATCACAAAACAATAGTGTTAGCGAATATCTGAGTGAGATGAAACGTTTTGGAAGTAAATTTCAACGTAAGTAATCTCAAAACCTTTACAACAATTATTCAGTAAGAAAAAAAGTTACAAAAAGACATAAATAATAATAACAAAAATATATGGAAACATTATTACACATCGATAAGTCAAAAGCTGAACAACTTGTTGAGAAGTGGAAGCCAGTACTGGAATACACCTCTGACAAGATTTCACCTATTGAAAATGAAAACACACTCTTAAACACAGCCATCCTTCTTGAAAACCAAGAAAAGTGGTGCTTTGAGAACACAACAACTGGCGGAACAGGCGGCGCATTCACATCATACGGTGGCTCTGTAAATGCTGGATCACACGGCGGTGCAGTCGGCAATAGCGACTTCTACGCAGGCGGTGATGCACGTTTACCAAAAGTGCTCATTCCTATGATTCGTCGTACGTTCCCTGAATTGATCACAAACGAAATCGTTGGCGTTCAGCCAATGACAGGCCCCGTCGGTCTTGCGTTTGCTCTTCGCTATAAGTACGAAGATCAGGCTCTTGGTTACGGTGGCGGTGTTTCTGACGGATCAGTTTCATCACAAAGCGTCGGTGGTCCTCAAGCAGCTGCTGGTGGCAAGGAAGTAGGTTACAACTACCTTAATACAGCTTTCACCGGTACCTCAAGCACCAATTTAACCGGTCTTCAAACAGATGACTTCAATTTCTTGACACCAGGTCAAGATCAAGGTGTCGCTGCAGTATTGAGTCAGTTTGAATTATCTAGCAAGATACCACAAATGACTCTAGCTTTCGAAAAGACCGCTGTTGAAGCAGGTACTCGTAGATTAGCAGCTAAGTGGTCAATTGAGCTTGAGCAAGATCTCAAGAACATGAACGGTATTGATATTGACTCTGAATTAACTAACGCAATGAGTTATGAAATTCAGGCTGAAATCGACCGTGAAATGATCATGCGTATGATTCAAACCTGTTTGAATGCTGGTGATCAACAAGGTTACAGCATTTGGGACGCTTCTAAAGCTGACGCACGTTGGAGCGGTGAGCGCGCTCGTGATTTCTTCAACAGACTTGTTGTTGAAGCAAATCGTGTTGCTATTCGCAATCGTCGTGGTGCAGCTAATTTTATCATAGCAACCCCACGTATTTGTGCAATTCTTGAAACACTACCAAACTTTACATGGATGCCTGTTAACGGTAACGTTAATACATCACCTGTTGGTATTGCTAAGGTTGGATCTGTAGGTGGTAGATTCCAGATCTATCGTGATACTCGTACGGAGTCTCAGTTATCTAATGTCGGTGGTCAAGGTCGCTCACCAGGAGCAGCAATTGACTACGCTCTATTAGGTTACAAGGGCCCTGAGTATTATGATACCGGTATCGTATACTGCCCATACATTCCTGTCATGATCCAAAGAACAACTGGTCCTAACGATTTCAGCCCACGTGTTGGTATGTTGACTCGTTATGGTGTTGTTGATCACATCTTTGGTGCTGCTTTATACTATCACTTAGTGATATGTAAGGGCTTAGGTGCTACAGGTGCGTTTGAAGCTGGTGGCAGCCACACAGTACAGTATCTGTAATCTAACATCAAATAGTATAGTTTTTAAAAAACGCTGCATTTACATGCAGCGTTTTTTATTTTATAAAGTTGATTAAATAATAACACATATGGATACAAAACGTCTCAAGAGTATAA